ATACGCAGTCATCTAATGTTTTCATTGAGTTATCCATGTAGTCATGACACGCATCAATACCGTCAGCCATTGAAATAGATAAATTTCGGTAAATTCCAAATGGGATACGCATAAACATGTCTACCCAATTTTTAATCTTGAAATATTCATTATCTCCTACATCCATTGATTTCAAAATGCTTAACTTCTGCATTGCGATTGCTTTGAATCGGGCAGGCATATTCGTATCTAGAAGAGCGAGTCTATATGGCTTTTCAATATTTGTGTGAGAATTAATTTCCTTCAAGTGCTTCATAACTGTTAACTGTTCTTTATTCGAAAGTTTCTTTTTGAAATAATCGATTTCATTAGTTTGCTTCTTATTAGAGTGAATAAGTTTATGGTATGTTTTTGCGTTTTTAGAACGTGTTTGTTGAACCAATTCTTTAATAGATTCATCACAATTTTTGACAGCCTTCAAGAGAACTTTACTTTTTGGTTTTGTCTTAAGTTGTTCCAATAACTGTGTCTTTGTGTCGACCAATTCAATATACTCATTTTTCACGTCAGCAATTTCAATATCATCTTCATCGGTCTTCTTTTTATTGTTCTTTTTAGTCTTCTTGGACTTTTTGTATGAGTTACTATTAGAATTGTCATCGGGCAATTTCACTTCTTGATAATTTTCTTTCATAAATGTCTTCTCATCTTCACTGTCGCATTCTACGTCGTCGTCGTCATCATTATATTCATCATCATCTTCTTCTTCTCCACCTTGTCCGTCAACTAGAAGAATATTGTAAAATCCACGGTCTTCGTCTTCTCCGTCATCTTCATCTTCATCTTCGTCTTTCTCCCCATCTTCATCTTCATCTTCAGACGTTTCATATTTTCTTTTTTTATTGGATGCTTTCTTGGATGCTTTCTTATATTTCTTTTCATATTTTTCAACATCTTTTGCGCGCTTTTTCATATATTTGGATGGGAACATTTTGGATACGATCTTTTGAATTTCAGAATGAGTGATTGCTTCATCATCTTCCTGGTCCTCCTCTTCTTCATCGTCTTCATCTTCATCATCATCTTCTTCGTCTTCGCTCTCGGTGTCTTCGATATCTTCACTGTCGTCATCACGATTACGTCTATTTTTTTTTGAACGTTTAGGTGGCTCGTATGAAGATGAAGAATCACTTTCCCATTCTTCACTATCTGAATCCGAAGATACTACTTTACGTTGCACCTTGCGATTAATATTTGTTGAGTTAGATTTCTTATCAGTTTTAACGGGCATATTGGATATAAATTAATATATAATTTAAATAGTTGCTATTAATTCATATGGATTATGTCTTTCAATTTTATGTGATTTCATCTGCTATATCTAATACAATAATAGCGAGTAGACATAAGATAATAAAATTGAAAATATCAATATAAAAATATAAACAGTATAATTATAGGGTAATTTGTTCGCAAATATGAATCAACCAAAACAACCATCACGTATCATCGGCGTACAGTTTAGTATGTTATCACCGGAAGAAATTCGAAAGAATTCCGTCGTAGAAGTGACAACACGCGATACATATATACATAATAAACCAGTACCAAATGGTCTATTTGATTCTCGTATGGGCGCTCTTGAACCAGGAATAATATGTCCTACTGATGGATTAACATACATAGATACTCCTGGTTACTTCGGTCATATTGAATTGGCTCGTCCGGTCTTCTTTATACAGCATATAAAAGAAATAATGAAAATATGCAAGTGTATCTGTTACAAATGCAGTAAATTACTAATTAATAAAAACAATCATAAACATGTAAATGATATGCGTTCTGAAAAAAAATGGGCTTATGTATTTAGTAAGTTCAGCAATTCACCAAAAGTGAGACGTTGTGGTGATCTTAATGATAATGGATGTGGGTGTAAACAACCGAGCAGTATTAAACTAGAAGGTATGGCAACCATAATGGCGACATGGGAAAATGTAGAAGGTGCCGAAAGCGAAGATAAAAAAGTAATGTTGCGATTCACTCCCGAACTTATTGTAAAAATGTTTCGTCGTATTTCAGACGAAGATGTTGCGTTCATGGGATTCAGTCCAATTTGGTCTAGACCCGAATGGATGGTATGTCAAGTATTACCAGTCCCTCCTCCGTCTATGCGTCCATCTGTAAAAGTAGACGCTCAACAACGTAGTGAAGACGATCTTACCCATATTTACAGCAATATTATCAAATATAATCGCGACCTCGCCGATAAGATTGCGAGCAATGCTTCGTCTAATGCGATTGAAGGATTGGCAACTCAACTACAATACTTTATTGCGATGATTGTGAACAACAAAGTAAAAGGCGCGGATAGTCTACGTCAGCGTTCGGGGCGTCCTCTTCAATGTATTTCCGGTCGATTAAATAGTAAAGGCGGTAGAATTCGTGGTAATCTGATGGGAAAGCGTGTAGATTTCAGTGCGCGTTCCGTTATTACTGGTGATCCAAATTTATCAATTCGTCAATTGGGCGTCCCTATGAAAATCGCCCTTAACATTACTAAGCCCATTACAGTAAATGATCGTAATCGTGATTTCTTGACAAAATTGGTTCAAAATGGTCCAGAAAAATATCCAGGTGCGAAAATATTAGAACTAAAAAACGGAGAAAATATCTCATTGCGATATGTTGATAGACTGTCAATTCGTTTAAATAATGGAGATATAGTACATCGACATATGATGGATGGTGATGCTATTTTATTCAACAGACAGCCTAGTCTACATAGAATGAGTATGATGTGCCATATTGCGAAAATTATGAAAAAAGGAGATACCTTCAGAATGAATGTTGGTGATACAAAGCCTTATAATGCGGATTTTGATGGCGATGAAATGAATATGCATATGCCTCAAAACGTATTGGCCGAAACTGAACTAAAACATTTGGCGGCCATCCCGTATCAAATGATTAGTCCAGCATCAAACGCCCCAATTATTGGCATTTATCAAGATTCATTATTGGGATCGTATCGGTTTACTCGTCCAAATATTTCATTTACGCCACGCGATGCGATGAATTTGCTTATGATGTATTCGAAGGTCGATGCGACATCAATTCGTAAATTAAGTGAATCGAATGGTGGTAAAATAAAGAATTTTGATATTATTAGTCAAATATTGGCTCCACTCACTATGAAGTTTAAGACGAAATTATTTGATGAAGATGATGATGATTATGCTACATCCAATAATGTTCTTGAAATCCGCGATGGTAAATATATTCGAGGACAAATCGAAAAATCGGTTCTTGCGTCTTCCACCAAAGGTATTATTCATAGAACAAATAATGATTTTGGAAATATTCAAGCATGTGATTTTATCGACGACTTACAAAATATAGTGACCGAATACATGAAATCAAGTGCGTTTAGTGTTGGTATTAGTGATTTAGTTGCAAATCGCAAAACACAAGACGCGATTATTCACGAAATAGCCAAACAAAAACAAGAAGTTCAATCCCTTATTGAACGCGTTCATTTGGGTACATTTGAAAATAATACTTCACATACTAATAATGCTGAATTTGAAACAAATGTAAATAACGTTTTAAATAAGGCAACCGAACAAGCCGGTAAAATCAGTCGTAAATCCCTTTCAAAGGACAATAGATTTGTAATGATTGTAAGTTCAGGTTCAAAGGGTACCCTTATTAACATTTCACAGATGATCTCATGTTTGGGTCAGACAAATGTCGATGGAAAGCGAATTCCCTATGGATTTGAAAATAGAACGCTTCCTCATTTTAATAAATATGATGATTCTCCAGGTGCTCGTGGATTTATTGAAAATTCATATATATCTGGACTGACCGCTCCTGAATTATTCTTCCATGCTATGGGTGGTCGTATTGGCTTAATTGATACTGCGGTTAAGACTTCCCAAACAGGTTATATTCAACGAAGATTGATTAAGGGGTTAGAAGATCTGAAGGTAGAATATGATATGACAGTTCGCAACAATAAAGGTAAAATCATTCAGTTTGCGTATGGCGATGATGGATTTGAATCGACGAAAGTGGAACATCAATCAATTCCTATAGTTGGTATGAGTATTGAAGAAATATATTTACATTATGATATTGTTGGCGCTAACGATCAGTCATCTGAAACGACTAATGTATATACAAAGGGCACGGCAACTCGTTCTAGAAAACAACAAAAGGATACGAAGGACAGATGTAAGATGTATATTGATAAGATGATTGAAACACGAGATACATTAGTAAAATCAGTATTTCGAAATAAAAATGAAAATGGTGTGAAGGTTCCAGTTGCATTCCAAAGTACAATTACCAATATTCAAGGACAGTTACAATTGAATTCTAATTCCACGGTTGACATTACCCCACTTGAAGCATTTGACCTTATCGACGAGTATTTTAATAAATTGAAGCAAATCAACTATATTGCGCCAAATTCTCTATTTGAAGTATTGTATTATTACTATTTGACACCAAAAGATTTACTTGTAAATAAGCGATTTCATAGAAAAGCATTAACAATTCTATTAGAAACGATTGTACTCAAATACAAACAATCAATCGTCCATCCGGGTGAAATGGTGGGAGTAATTGCCGGGCAGTCTATTGGTGAACCAACTACTCAGTTAACATTGAATACATTTCATTTGAGTGGTGTATCATCGAAGTCAAATGTTACACGTGGTGTTCCTCGTATTGAAGAGATATTACGTCTAACTAAAAATCCCAAGAACCCTTCATTAACCGTATATTTGAATGAAGTTGATGAATTAGACAAGGATAAGGCCAGTCAATATTCTAATATGTTAGAACATACCAAATTGGTAGATGTAGTAAAATCGGTTCAAATTTGCTTCGACCCGAACGACAAGAACACTACAATGGCCGATGATAAAGAAATGATCGAACAATTTTATGAATTTGAAGATATGGTTGATGAATGTAATACTGACGAAAATCCAGATAAGGAACAAGTAAAATCAAAATGGATTATTCGTATAGAATTTGACACAGAAACCTTACTTGATAAAAACATTACGATGGACGATATTCATTTTGCTATTACAAACAGTCATGGTGACGATATTTCGTGTCTGTATTCTGATTATAATTCCGATAATTTAGTTTTTAGAATCCGGTTAAACGAAAAGATAATTACAAAAAATAAGAAACTTCGTAGTGTTACCGATACACTGGACCAATCTGATGATATTTATATGCTTCGTATTTTCCAAGATAACTTATTGAATAATATCGTTTTGCGTGGCGTAAATGGTATTACCAACGTACTTCCTAGAAAGTTACAAAATAACGTAGGTAAAGATGATGGTAAATATTGCCGTAAGGATATTTGGATTATGGATACTACAGGTAGTAATTTGATGGATGTACTCGCACTAGATTTTATAGATTCATCACGTACGTTTGGTAACGATATCAAGGAAGCATTTAGTGTATTAGGTATTGAAGCCGCACGACAAATTATTTATAATGAATTTGTTGAGGTAATGGAATTTAGTGATGTTTACATCAATTATCACCATCTAAGCCTGTTATGCGACCGTATGACGTCTACTGAAAATATGGTTTCCATCTTCCGTTCTGGTATTTTGAATGATGATATTGGACCTATTTCCAAGTCTACATTTGAGGTTCATACTGAAGTATTATTGAATGCTTCTAGGCATGCTGATTTCGACCACATGCGAGGTGTATCTGCTAATGTTATGATGGGACAAATGGGTGTATTTGGTACTGGTTCATTTCAAGTATTATTAGATATGGAACAGATGAAAAATCTACCGGATGTTGAGATGAAAAACAAAGATAATAAAGAAATCGACCAAATGTTTGGTTCTATTGAAGATAGCACCGAGATGTGCTCGAAGAATAATGTAACCATCAAGAACAATTTAGATGCAATCAAAAACAGTGATATGGGTGTATGTGACGATGGATATGACGCTGGGTTCTAAAATCTAAAACTAATTATTTACAGTAAAAAATCATATAAATATTTTTTACTGTATTATTGTAATGAAAACCGAAAATTTGCATATGTGTGAAAATTTTTTAGAGGAGGATCTATATAATGCTTGTTTTCAATACAGTATTCAAACATTAACATCGACAGATTCATCATTTAGAACAAATCATTCATGGAATAGTGACGTGGTAAATGATAGCAATGTAGTGTTAGTACATACATTAAATAGTACAAATATATTATATGCGTTAATTAATGATACAGTAAAAACCAAGTTTAAAATAACGTCTATTAAAAGTATTTTTTTCTATTATTGGATGCAGGGGTCTCATATCCCATGGCATGATGATGGCGGTCATGCTGGTGCTATTACAATATATTTAAACGGCGAATGGAATGAAAATTGGGGAGGAGCGTTTTTATATAAAGATACGGAAAATGATACGATAACTGGTATATATCCGAAACAAAACCGTGCTATACAGTTAACTAGACCACTACAGCATACTGTTGTACCAACTACAAAAAATAGCGACGTTCGATTTACAATACAAATTTTTGTGTAAAAAAAATATCCATCATTATTATAAGAATGTCAAGTTATATAGATATGTTTTTCGAGCGTTTTAAACACAGATTAAATAATGAACATATACAAGATATTACTAACATGTATAATAATGTACGTGTATACAAGTATGAAGAGGTATTTGGATCAACTGATTTGTCATTTAATTCATCGAATATAAAGATATTTAGCCAATCGATGAGTCTTCTTAGTCTAAAAGTAGCCGGCATTGTAAAAGGTACGGTAATATCTCGCGAGAGAAATGATATAATATATAAAGTACATATTGTTCGAAATGATGAAAATAAAGACCTATTTATAATTAATTTTTTACGAGAAATCTATTTTCAAAATATTTTTCGAGATATATTTGCAAAAGAAGGCATTACCTCAATCATTGTTCCAGAAGTGTATCGTCATGGTATAATTTATAACAATGAAACCAACGATATAATAATATTTATGGAAATGCATATGTATGATTTCAGCGAATGTTTTCTAAAAACTATAATTGACATAATGCCTTCATCCAAAACTAAACTAGATGCTATGATAAAATATGCGCGTACCTATTACAATAATGCGAAGGTTGTGTCGGATATAGAGAATAAATATAATCTATATCATAATGATATTATTAATGTTGAAACTATATATGACTTTATTACGGAGGTTTCAAGTGAGATGTACGATATTTCACACATCGACATCAATAATGAAGCAGATATTGAAAACCATTATAAAGAAACCTTACTTCGTTACGATACTAATATAGAGTTTTTATTTGGAGGAAATCTATTTAGTTCCATAAATACAAATATATTAATCGATTTTGAAGATATGAGTATCGAATCATTTGAATTCAGTTTGGACGAACATCGAAATTACTTACCGATAATAATAAGCGAATTGATTTTCAAAAAAGGAATATAGAAGTAACGTGCTGAATAATGTATAATTATGAATATCGTGGATTCATGGATATGTGAAGATAATATACTTACCGACCAATTATTGGATATATGCAATAATTTTGGTGACAAAACTTTTTTATTGGACTTAACTAAATCTAGTTATACAGCGTTAGAAAAATATGTATATGAGATAACTATATTTCATTTGAAAAGATTAAATTTCATAGATGAATTGCAACATTGGCACATTGAATTTGGTTTTAATTCATATAATCCAAAAAGTCAGAATATTAAATCAACTGTAACATATAATAATGAACAACTGCCATTGCATCCATATTTAACTAGTCTGTCATATACGAGGAATAATAATCCACATATATTAACCAATATAGACAGTAAGAAATATAACTATAAACAGTTTGGTACCGATACAGAGATAACCTTGTCATTGCCCGAGAAAAATAAACATATTACATTTGAAAGTAAATATTACTACGGTGACGTTAATTCATTTGAATCGTCTGTTGATGGAGATAATATTGATAAATATTTAATTATACATTTATGGAAAAATATTAAACCAAATGATTTATCCTATTATAATCCTCCTACTGAATATGCGGATGATTTTGATAGTGATACACGCATTATAACAATACATAAATCATGCGTTTGTAATATACCCGTATCCGAAAAAATAATAAATTATGAACTAGTTAATAATATTTTATATCATAATAAAAATGATTCATGCGATGTATTTAAAAAATTCATTGATACCGATAACAAATATAACAATACAAAATCTACTACATTCAAATTTAATCATGATATAGTCGTTCAAAAAAAAGAAAAAAAACAAGAGTTAACAGATAAACATGGGGACATTGTGGACGATTTCATTAACATCGTTGATTCAGATTATGGCATAAAATATAATCGTTTTTTACAACGTTTTGTTTATACAAATGTATATTCATCTGATATATGCAGTTATATTATAAAATCATGTGAACTTCATGCAACCGAAAATAATGGTTGGGAAACGAAAAAACACCATAATTATCCAATTAGTTATATTTCAATCGAAAAAAAACAACCATTCACTGGAATTATATTTGAAACCTTAACACAAACGATATTAACAAAAATTATGAAATCATACAAACTGCCGGATGATAGTAATATAAATGTTACCGACTTACATGTAATAAAATTGTCAGATAATACACCCACGGGTCTATCAATAAAATACGATTCGTTCATGATATTTAATATTACATTGAATGATTTGACTGAATTTGAAGGTGGAGAAATATGTTTCAATGATGGGTTGACAAGTTCTTTAGAAAAAGGCGAGTTGTTACTGTATAATAGTAAAATTCAAAATGAAGTTCGTCAAATAACAAAAGGAATCAAGTATATGTTAATAGGACAAGTAAATATTCATTTTTGATAATATTCACACAGTCATGTCTAATTATATCTACGTTACACCGACTAAAAAGAAAAATGAGACAAAATTATCTTAAAAAATAAAATTATCGTCCATTTCTTTTTTCTTATTGTGGTGTAAAGGCACCTTTTCAGGCGTTAGCACACTTGACAACCTCCACTTTCGTTTCGGTGGTTGATGCTATTCTTTCAAACTTGTATTCCCTACTATATTTCATTGGTCGTTTTCCTGTCTTCTTGTAGTAGTTGAATACATATTGGATGTTTCTACATCCGTTCTTATCACGATTGATACACCCTTTCCTGTTGTTTTCCATTTGATATGTTAGGATTGAGTGGATTTTTCTGTCTTCGCCTTTTTTATCAGGCAAATACAGATTTTTACAAAGGTCTTTTGTTTTGTAGGATATACAAGATGTTCTAAACTCATCTATGTTATACACTTTGAAACGCTCCTTTAATTTTCTTTTTAGTGATAGGTTAGGTGTGGAAATAAAGTGTCGCATCTGCTTCCCTATACTCCAATCTCCTATGATAATGGTATGGTCTTTGCTATACTTTTTCTCAATCATATTCAACATATTATCTTCACTTCGTTTCTTATTGATAAAAGCATACCACTTGTATTTACGAAACTGAATATTTTGATATAATGGAACTACTATATCATTTACTTCCATCTTTTTTGTGATATATTCTTTGAACTTATCAATATTACAACTTTTGGAATTGAAAGTATTGAGTGTTTGTTCGGGTTCTGTAATGTGGATTTTATCCTTGTAGTTTTTAAGCAACGATTGATATTTTAATCGTTTTGTTTCTTTGATACGCATACCATTTGTATAAGAACAAAACTTCCCTTTATCATCCATCATCGTAAATAACGAGCGTTTTCCAGGGTCAATAAAAATATGTTTTCCCTTTAACACTTCCATCGGCAATTCATCAATATACGGAAACTCTGGTAATTCGTCGGTTGTTTCTATTTTCTTGGGTGGATTTTCCTTGCGTTGTTTTCGTAAAAGTTTGATAAGTTCTTTTTGTTGTTCTTTCTTTTCTTCTTTGCGGTTTTCTTTTTCTTCTTTGGTAAGACCTTGTAATGCTTTTTTACCTTGTTTTTTCTTATCTTTCTTTTGTTGTTCTTCTTCAACATAATCTTTATGAAGAAATCGCAAAGAAGTCGCATATCCATCTGTAATAATCGTATAATCAAACTGATAATTTTTGCGTGTTTGTTTCACATCCCATAAATAATCCCAGATAAACTCCTTGTTTTCTTCCAGACAATTATTCAGGTTTCCAGAAGTCGCACTCATTATTTTTCCATCCTTTACAGGAAACTTACAGATTTTCATTAGTTTTTCATCTCGTTTTGTATCCACAAACAATTCCACCATTGCCTTTGTATCCATTTGAATATGTCGTGGAATAGCGTTGGTTTGGATTGGAAAAAACTGAAATGCTTTTGCTTCTAATGCTTCCAGTTCTAAACACATAAAAATCATATGATTTAGATACTTGTATGGTTCGCAACACACATCATAATAATAACTTGTATCATACTCTTTTGGAACGATTTTGTATCTGGTTTCATTTATCCATGTATGGTATTTTTCATCACATAACAAAGTATTATTCAGTATATCATTTTTCACAACACGAAGTTCTTTGAAGAGTTGTTTTTTGAATACTTTATTGGTAATTTCTTCCTTGTAAATTGCCTTGAAATAAGAATTGATAAACCGATTTACATAATCAAAAAAGTGTATTTTAATGTTATTGGTAATAGATGTTAGCATAGTAGTAGCATAATAATCTAATATAGAAGATAGGTTTTTTCCATCCTCTAATGAAAAATCATATAAGGATTGAAACTCTTGTAGTAAAAGTTGATTATTACCTTTTGGTTTTGGACCAGAGGAAGGTTTCAATACAGATTTCATCGCCATAGAAATAGTATCCGTTGTAATTTCAGGAATAACAATATCATTATGGTATTTTTGTAAAACCCATAATCGTAATAACAAATACGACTTAGAAGTGATTTTGTTTGCTCGTGAAATAGCATCTTGTAAAATCATCATATTTCGTTCAGCAATATTCTTATCCTTATGTAAAATAGCAGTAATAGGAACTTTGAAACATCTGTATTTATCAGGATTGTCATGTAGTTTCTTCTTTTTCACCATTCTATATATCTACAATAGAAAATAATTTTAAATAGTTTTAATTAAATATATGTATTCCTAAATATTTTCTATTGTTGTATTTTGTAATTTTGATTTTCTATTCAAATAAGCAGTTCGTCTATATTCCTTTAATTTGTCTGGGTTTTCTTCTTTTAATTTGTGTAAATAGGATTTACCCTTTTCTTTAACAATCTCTTTATTTTTTTCATAATATCTTTTATGCCCTTCACTATTAGTATATTTTTGTAATTTATGTTCTAATTCCTGATTTTTAATTTTAAGCGATTGATTTTCTTGTATGAGTTCATCAATATTATTCATTTGATACTATATTATAATATCAAATAATTTTTAAATAAGTTTGCCTAAATATATTTAGCTTGTCTCATTTTTCTTTTTAGTCGGTGTAATAGAGATGTGTATTAACGACGGTTGATGGATTCGACGGTTGATGTATTCCATCTATATATGACCCTTCCTTTATTGCCATTCTTACCGGAACCGGGTGGGGTATTGTTGTACCATCCGTTGGAAGTACTACCGCCATTAACACTTGTATGGACTCCGTCTAATGCAGTATTGTTCCAATTATACTCCTTCGCCCTCCCGTTACTGCCATGCGCACCAGCAGGACTTATACCAAAGTTGCCGGACCAATTATCGTAGACCTTTCGTCCTGCAATTCCTCCCCCCCCCCCC